CTGCTACGAAACCGAGCATTGCTGCCCAGCCATTAAATCTTTCTGCTTCTGGTGACATTAGTTTTTGTTGTGGTAATAATTGTATGGGTGGTTCGTTTGGGTAGATGTTTTCTCTACCATCAGTATCGGTAGTTATCATTTTTTCTTAGTTTTTTTCTTGTAAGGTTTTGCTGTTTTCGCTGACTTTCTAAAAGCAGCGGCGGTGGGAGCACCCTTAGAACCCACCTTTCTCATCTTCTCGCCAGAGCCTGCTTTGATACGCTTTCTCTTGGCGTGAATGTTTGCATATAATCCACGCTTTGCTGCCACAGCTATCCTCCTTCGTTTAGTTTTTTTAACAACTCTTTCTTTTTCTTATTAGCTTCTAAAAATTTTAAGAGATTTGTAGGGGCTTCTGCCGCATCATTTACAAAACCACTATAAGATGATTCTGGATTAAAGGAATCCACATCCATGGTTTGTCTGTCCTTTCTGTTCATGTTAACACTTCCATTTGCGAAGAGCGAGAGCCTTACGTGTAGGCTTGCCATTTGGTTTTTTCATTGGTCCTTTTACACCTTTCATTCTAGCACAGAATGAGCGTTTGCGTGGACCTCCTCCGGGCTGTGGAGCCTTGAGGTTAGAGCCAGTAGCTGCGTTGTACTTCTTTCTACCGGCTGCTGTCAGTCCCCCAGTACGGGACTTGTGTTTTCCCATCTTGAGACTGACATTCTTTTTCTTTACAGCCATTATGCTATCTGTAATTTAGATCTTTGTTTATGTTTTTTCTTGACAAGAGGTACGGGCAATCCGTGTATGTCAGGATTATACTCTGTTGGAGCTCCAAACAATCCTCCTCTCTGTTGGTAGGCATTACCCTGACCATCTAGGAAGAAACCTTTTTCGGTTACATAATTCATTATAGATGCGTCAGGTCTACCATCAGCTAAGTTAGCTATCTTAAGTTCTTTACGTTTCGTTAACATTGTTGTTGGACCTCTTGTGCATCTTAGCTAGTCTGAGTGGTAATCCTAATTGCTCGTAAGTCTCACCACCATTCTTTTTCTTTTTCTTAGGAGGAA